TTATATTCTATTTTCCATTTTGGAATACTCTTTCCAACCTCTTCAAATGTCTTGATCTCTTTATTAAGAAATTTAAGCGGTTCCCTAAGTTTGAAAAATTCCCACCATGTTATAGTCTTGCTCATTTCGAATTGCCTTTGAATTGATTAATTAGCTTTTCGACTTGTTCTCCATCTCGGAAATGTTGCGCGGCTTTCGTCCCTGCGCCCTCGCCATGTCGTGCTCGGCCTCGATCCACTTGATCCGCCAGTAGAAGACATTGCGGTTGCCAAATAGATACCCGACGCAGAAGAATCCGTTACAGGCCATTACGATCCAAAGGAGAACAATCGCTTCCATGCTACATTCCCTCCGCGCTTCGCGCTCCGGTCGGAGCATTAAGCGTAGCGTTGGCAGGCACAAGCCCATCGTTGTACGCCATCAGAATCCAGTAAGCTTGTTCGCACATAGCGGCGTCCGCCTGAGCGATCCGCACTTGCCACGTATCAAACGGGTCTTGCGGAATCGTGTTGGTCATGGATCGTTCGCCCATAAGCCATGCAATTGCTTCTTCTTTGTTCATCGTTTATCCTCCTGTGAATCTGCCAACAAAGGGTTGGCCTCGTTGACGCATATCGGGATGTTCGGCGCTACCCTCACAGCGTTGGTGATGGTCCTTCCATTCCCTACCGCACGCCTGACAGCATGGTTCGCCTGATAACGAGATGCACTCCACGACCTCCTCTGGCGTCAACTTGGGGCCAAACTGCGCCAACAAATCGTCCGAGCGTACGGCTTCGCCGCCGCTCAACTCTTCGTTCGGCATATTCTCTGGATACCCGCTTTCCAACACTGCAACTACGCCTTCCATGCGGTGCGCCTCCGCTTCCGCCTCAAGCCGCGTCACAGCGTACACCTCGATCGTCTCCTCGTGCGCTCTCAAAACGCGCACAATGATCTTTGTTTCAGCGCCCATCTTGACCTCCTGCCGAACCAGCCCGTCCAGTGTACGGCGCAGAGTCGCCGCCACTGACGGCGGCGTTGGCAATATACTCCACAGGCTCGTAGGTCTGCGCGAAGATATCCGGCTTGCACGGGTAGAACTCGCCTTGCACGCCCCGAATGATCCAGTCCCCCTTACGCGCCAGATGGTCACCTTCCAGCGTCTGGATGATGAACGTGTCGCTCCCCATTTCTCCCGGCTTCCAATCCGTCAGCCCGATTGCCAAAATCGCGTCAAACGCGGCCTTTGTCCCGGTCCACTGCACTGCTTCAATCATAACCGGCTTTTTCCTGAACTTCATCGTCTGTCCTCCTGTCCAGAATTACCAACAACAGGCGGCACCACACCGCCTACGCTGCGCTCCGGCGTCTGGTGCACCGTGGCGTTCGCCATCGTGTCTTCAATCGTCTTGAACCCGACAAGCTCCAAATCCCAGTATCCAGGCAACTCGACGCGGCCCTCGTCTCCTATCTGCGGGTGTACCCACGTCGGGACAAACAGGTACAGCCCATCGCCCCGGTTGAAATCCTCGTTGGTCAACTCCTTCTCGATGTCCTCGATCATTCCGCCCGTTATTCTGCCGTGCGCCCCAGACACGAAAGCCGGGTCTCCCGCTTGGTGAAATACCTCGACAACCATTTGCCCGTACTCGGATGGAAACGGAAACTGGCGAACCATAGTCATAACTCACTCCTTCCTGACTCGTTGACGCATATCGGGATGTTCGGCTTCCACATTGGCTTGCCTTGTGCAACCCAAAGCGGACACCAATCTGGTATGTAGGCACTTTTAGTTTCGATGCTGTCGCCGTCCCAGCAGATCATCTTTCCACCCGCCTTCCTGCATTCGGTGCGGGTCACGTTGATGTCTGGACCGCTGTGCGGACACCGCAAACAGTGGTCAATTTCAAGCAGAACAATTCGCTTCACTCTTGCTTCCTTCGCTGCGCTCACTCGGCAAGAGTGAGCTTTGTCGTTGGGCGTACAATCCACCATACCAGCCCGCAGGTTTCGTATCGTGCGGTCTTTCTCTTGTAACACCAGCCGCACTAGTTCGGCGGGCGGCGTCCCGTGCTGACCGTGTTCCGCAATCGCCGCGTCTGACAGATCGAGCACGTTCACCACGTCTTCAAGCATTTGTTCCAACTGTTCTTTGCTCCAGTAACTCATCTCTTCCTTTAATTTAATTGATAATAACGTATTCCTAAATATCCACATAAGACGAATATTAAAAAACTTATCAAACTAATTAACCACATTATATAATACTTTTTGTTCATTTGCATCTTCCAGTCTTTCGAGCAATATCGTGGACAAGATATTTCACCATTTTTCAGATTGATTCCTTCTCTGTCATAGCATCGCGCAAATATCTTAATACTTGCGCCATTTCACTCATCTCCGATGGATCATCAATATTCCAAGTTTGGCAGAGTTCCGCTATAGTTCTAGTCCGTTGGATTGGTCGGGTCCATTCTCCATTACGTTCCCACTCTGTCGAAATAATCGGTAGACTTTCAAATTTTGTGGGACTTATATTCGTTATTTTTTGCGACCATGTTTTAAGAGCTGGAGTCACCAATCGTGGATCAATATCTCGTTCAAGGACTATTTGTGATTTCTTGTCACAAATTAAGAAATTTCCATTTAATTGTTTCTTTGCTTGAATCTCATCATTTTTAGTCGAAATTTCGAGAGAATCATACTCTGTGTTGGACATCTGGAATCACCTCATATTTTTCATTTTTAATAGTAATATTTCGAATATTGTCGAACTTAATATCTCGAAGTATTACATCTTCATCCTTCCCTATAGTCACACTACGAACTGGTAGAAAATCTTGAATTAATTGAACATTAATTTCATCTAGTTTATTTTCGTTTAATTGTTGATATATGGGTTGGGTCTGTGTATCGACAAACAATTGCAAATAATAGTCATTTTTATGTTCGACGATATAGGGATTAATTAATTTCCCCCAAGTGCGTTCATGGGGAATATATTCATTAGCTTGCGAATCTTGTTTATCCTTTCTATAAGACCGTCCAATTTGTCCTGTGAAAGTGACGGTTTTAAAAAATTGGATATTAGAATATGGATTACCAGTTTTCTTCAAAGTAACTGGACTGGTTATAGTTAGTTCAATATCCAGAACATCCTTTTCATCTTGAAGCATTTGGCGTAATTCAGAGTGTGTAAGGCTATTCATATTAGTTTCCTTCCGTTGACTTCTTGTGTTTCCGAACTTTTTGTTTTAATATCTTTTCAACTTCGTTTTTTCGTGGAACAAGTTCCTTATTTTCATTAATAATTTCTTGTGGAGCAGGTTTAGAAGTCATTGTTGGAGATGGTGTTAGAGATTTTCTCCATTCTGTTTTCGAACAATATTTCCAACCCTTTAAAACAAGAGAATCAGCTTCCGTATTTTCGAGACGTTTGATAATCTGATTAAGTTTCACACATTTCATATATGGCTCCTTTAATTATTAAGATTATCTTAACAGAGATGGAAAAGAAGTCAAGTGTTGATAAATATTTAAAATGAAGAGGTAGCTTATGAGACTTTTAGAAGATGTTTATGAAGAATTAATTCTTGATGAAAAATTACGGCGTATTAATCTTGATCCGGAAACCATTCGGAAAGAATTGGATCAACAATATGCTACTACCGGAAAAACCAATAAAAATATTAGTTATAAACGGCGTAATAATGAAGAAAATGAAGTTATTAACATCCTAAATGCTCTTTATGACTTTGATCGACGTTATGAGAATGCTTTTCTTAAATTTAAAACCAATCCAAAACTGTTGACTAAAGAAATAGCAATGATTGACAATAATTGGAAAACATTTAATCAAGGTACATTGCAACGTTATTTGAAACAAGCTTCGAAATTAGTCTTTTTGAATATTCTACGAAAGATGGATTTAGATATTGAAGTACATACAAATCCCGAAGGTCAGCCCGTATATGCACTTCATTTATTACATAGATATATTCAGATGAAAATCTTATCACAATTATTACAACATAAATTAATTGATGCAGCAACAAAAGCCCAAATTGAAAACATTATCTTTGATGAAGCCACTCGTTCCCAATTAGGGAATGTATTAAAAAAGTATCATGGTGATGTTGCCCGTACACCCGATACATCCGAAGATAAGAATGTTCCTGAAGAAACCTCTGATGTGGAACCGGCTGCTTATGTTCCACCGACAAAAGATGATCGTAAAGAGATGATCAAACGTTTAGCCATAAAGAGATAATTATGAATAATATCTTTTACAAATTGGCCGATGAAATTTTAACTGAATCCCATAAAAAGGTTATAGCGGTCGATTTAGATGGAACACTAGCGAAATATACGACATGGAAAGGTGCCACAAATATTGGGCAACCTATCCCAGAAATGGTAAATCGTGTTAAAAAATGGATAAAATCTGGCAAAACTGTTGTAATTTTTACGGCCCGAGCCAATGATCCCAAAGCTGTTGCCGCAATTAAGAAATGGTTACAGAAAAATGATTTACCAATATTAAAAATAACCAATGTTAAAAGTCCGAATATAGAAGAGTTTTGGGATGATCGTGCAATACAAGTAAAGAAGAATAAAGGGATACCAATTAGTGAAAATATTGATGAAGGTTGGAAATCTAATTTGGTAGCTGGAGCTTTAGCTGCTTCGACAGCTTTTGGTGGTTCATCCCATACCGGAGTTTCGAAAAAAGTTCCAGAAAAAGCGCCAATTAATATGTCCGTAAAAAAGAGTACAAAAATGAATATCGATGCTTTAAAACAAATGCTTATTCGTCATGAAGGTTCTCGGGAAAAAGTTTATTTAGACTCGAAAAAAATTCCAACCATTGGAGTTGGTTTTAATCTACGCCGTCAAGATGCTCCAAAACTAATCCAAAAACTTGGTTTAAATTATTCGAATATTTTAAATGGAAAAGAACAATTACGCCCCGAACATATTGATGCCTTATTAATGCATGATATTCAAACCGCGATTAATGATGCTAAACAATTTGTTCCTAATTTTGACCAACTTCCCGAAAAAGTTCAAATGATTGTAGTAGATATGGCCTTTAATTTAGGTTTACAACGTTTAATGAAATTCGAAAAATTTCGTGCAGCTTTATTAAAACAAAACTATATCGAAGCCGCTAATCAAATGAAAGATTCAGCATGGTATAATCAAGTTAAAAATCGCGGTGTTGAATTAGTTTCGATGATGCGCTCGGTAGAATAATTTCACATATTATGAAATGTTCGCCAACCATCGGCCAGTAAATCATCTATTTCCGGACTATCTTGACTGGTTTTTTGTCCAATAAAAGCAGGGACAAAATCATCCGCACCCCAATCTTTTCGATATTGATTTACGCCATAAAATTGATCATCATCATAATAACTCTTTTTGAGCTTCAAAGGTTTACCACGTTCATCATAACTGACAACTTCAAAAAGAGTTTCTGCAATCGGTGTGTGTAATCCAAATAACGCCCAAGCTAAAGCCATAACATGGTCATCATGAATACCTGATCCCGGTTGATGTTTCCATGTCCCATTTGGATATTTAATAAACGTTTCTAATTCTTGAATCGTTTGTAAATCATATAATTGTAGGGCGCGTACCGAATTGATCCAATAGCGCATATTTGAAATACCAGTATATTTGACATTGGTTGATGAATAGATTCCACCTTTTTGATAATTCACTTGTTCACTTTGATCATATGCCACAATACGTTCATAATTATATGGCATGCCTGTTAAAGCATTAATAACTTCTCCACCCATTGAATTTCTCTCAATTAATAAAGGTGGTTTGCCCCATTGTTTCGAAATTTCAAATAATTCTTTTGCAAAATTTGTCGTATCAATAAACTTATTTGCATATTTAAAAGCTTGCCGAATCTCGGTTAAATCCGTAATATTCAGACCTTGGATAACACTTGACGCTCCCCCAACACCATCGGCTACATCGACTCCAATTAAATAAATATGTTTTGGATCGGGTGCTTCCCAAACTTTATATTCAGATGTGTTATATATTTCCGGAATTTTAACCATTTGTCGAAAATCTGTAATCATATCCTTATCAATAGCTGTTTCACCAGTCTCCACGAAACAGTTTCCATATTCCTGATTAAAACTTTCCAGAGAACCTAAATCTGCTACAGCTTTTTGTTTCCATTTTTCATCACGACCGGGTATTTCTTTCCAATCAATTTTCTCTGCTTTCCAACCATTTTCGTTTCTTTCTGCACCGACAAAAGTTCTGTAAAAGTGGTTGCTAGTCCCGTTTGCAGTTTGATGGCCGATAAAACCATTATAAATGACAGAATGACACCATGGATCATTGGGAATATCCGGTAATGAAAAATCGTAAACGAAATTGGTCGAATCTGTAATCTCTTTAATTTGTTCCCATTTGATATTTTCCGAAACATTCGTATCTAAAAATTGTTTGAAATTATCGGATAAAGATAAATCTGACTGTTTAATTTTTAATAATAAGTTCCGAGAAAATTTCGAAGAATCTTTTGAATATAAAGCCTGATTAAAATATATTTTATTCTTTAAGAAATCGATATTTTTAATCTTACTTTCCTTTTTGAAATTATAGAACATTTCCCGAGAAAGTGGAATAATATCATAATAGGTATTTCTGGTGACTTTTAAATGTTGTTGATTGTCTTGTTTTCGTTGTAATCTAAAGCCGATCTTATCGTAATATATTTTCGAGGAATGGTGGGCTGCTTCAATTGTATAATGTTTCGATGCAACTTTAACTAATTCCGTAGGTGGCGAAATAGTTTCATTCAGACTTGTTAGAATACCAAAATTTAATAAAATCATTCGAATTTGTTCGATTAATTCATAAGAGGTTGAAGTATACGAAACAGTTCCACGATTTCCTCGGGAACTTCCGTCGCCGTCAAATAACCCTTGTAATAAAGCGATGATATTATTTCGAGACATTTTTAATAAACGATTTGGGATGATTTTTCGAGGAGCCTTTCGATCCAATTCAAATCCCAAATATTCCATAAATTCGAGAAGGTCTTTGGAACTGCTTCTATAATGGATATCATCTTGTTTTGTCAAAGGTAGTTTCACGGTTGGAAAAATAGTGTTGATATCATCCCCGATAGTAATATCCACATATCCTCCCACAAATTTTCCCTTCCGGATGATTTTATGTGCATGTCCTTCGGAAATATATAATCCGAGAAAATAAGCAAGATCAGGGGTGATAATTTTCGGAACAAAACTATGGTGGTATCTATCCGTGAATGTCGGTTTAAAATCCGAAACATCGTCATCAATTCCCCAAAGTTCCATATTATATTGAAGCGAAATGTAATCCTCTACACCTAATTCCGAAGATTTATACCACCCAAATTGATTATTTTTACACCCCCAAAATTTGTGTTCTAAAGAACATTCAACTTGTGAATTCGAGGTTTTGATAATCTTTGTCGGTGCTTGACCATTATTAACTAATAAACAACCGCTATTGATTTTACCTTTTCCTAATACCGAATAGGGAGTTGTTTCGTACCCATTTTGTCGATCATAGGAAATAATCTCTTTGAATTGTTGAATTCCCTTTGGTGTATAAAAATAGGTCTTATCGGTTACACACGATATCATAAAGATTTTCGTATTCGATGATGATGAAATAACTGGCATAACCGATTTCACAAATTCTTCTTCTTTGAATGGATCAATATGGGCAGCTTCATCAATAAGAAGACAGTTAATGGAACTTGAACGACCTGCCGTGGATGCTGTCGTACTGACATATATACGACTACCATTTGTAAATTTGACATCAGTTTTTGAATAATCTGCGGTACCGGATTTTAACCAGTTTGGTAACATTTCATAAGCGAGTCGAATACGTCCAAGAATTTCAATAGCGGTTTTTTCTTTATTCGCTACAACCAAAATTGATTTATCAGGATTAAAACTTGTGAACCAAAGTGCAAAAATTGTTACCAACGTGGTTTTGCCTGCTTGTCGGCTTGATAATAATATAACCCGATTATTCTTCACCATACTTTTTAATATTCGTTTTTGGGCTTTATAAAGTTTGATAATTTCTTTACCCCGGTCAAGATTTACAATATGGAAGTAATTTTCGGCAAAATAGATTATATCGTTTTTGGCTTTTTGTAAGCCTTGAACCATCTCTGGAGTCCATTCAAATTCCGTCTTTGCTGTTGGAAGTGCTTCATTTTTAAGGTAATAGGTATTGTCTGGCTTCATGCAACTATTTACTAAACCGAGAAAAATTTCAAGAGATTGTCATTTTTTTGAAGAAAATCGTTCAGTCAGTAATAAATAATTAAAAGAATGACCATTTTTAAAGGAGATATTCAATGGATAATCATATGAGCGAGATGGGTGCTATGTACGAACAGATATTAAAAGAAGGCCAAGTTAAGAAGGGTGAAAGTTTTGAAGGGGCTGATAAAGCCCAAGGCAAGAGTATTAAAGGTGAAGGTCCAGAGACTGCCAAATTGCCAAAACCCCAACAAGGGCCATCTATGGGTGATGATACCGTTGCTCAAGGTAAGGGTGTAGAGATGAAGAAGAAAGCCGTGAAAGCGACGGAACAAGCTGCTACCCAAACATTATCATTAAGTTTTGATGATCTTTTCAACAAAGTTATCAATGAAGCTGATGATGATTTAGCTGATAAAGTTGTTCCGGCTCCTGACGTTGAGGGGGATGATTTTTCGGAAGATACCGGCGATTTTGATGCAACTGAAGAGACCGATGTTGATGAAGAAGTTGATTTAGCTTCAGAACTTCGTTTATTAGCAGATCGTTTAAGTGAGATGGCTGATAAGTTGTCTGTGGAAGACGAGGGTGAAGAAGCTGGTGATCTTGGCGATGAAATGGGCGATGAAATGGGTGCCGACGATGCAACCGAAGATGCAACCGAAGATGTTGGGATGCCTCCAGCGTTAAATCGTGAATCCGTACAAACGGAAGCTATTAAAAGCGAGCCCACCCCAAAGCCATTGAAGAAAACTACGTTAGGTCCAAAGATGAAGCAAAATCCTACCAATAAGATCGGAAAGAGTGGGGCGGGAAAGGCTTCATTGCCAGCCCAAGGTAAGGATCGTAGTGGAAAGCCTTCAAATGCCAAGAAAACCACGCTTGGTCCAAAGATGAGTCAGAATCCAAGTGGTACGGGGCCAGCCGTTAAAGGTGCTCAAAGCCCGTTGATCGCCTAATTATCCATCCTTCCAAACCCCCGCATGCAAATGTCGGGGGTTTTTTTCTTTCAACTGGCTAAATAATTATGGTGATAATATGCAAAAATTCGAAACTTTTTTTCAAGAATCAATGATTGACATTCCGCGAGGAAATCTTGATCCAAAAGTGTTTATGATGCCCGATGATGGTGGAAAGCCTTATTTAGCCCCGTCTATTAAAAAACAAATTTTCGTTGGATTAGATTCAATTGCGGATTTATTACCAATTAAAAATTGTTATATTGTTGGATCAATTTTAACAAAATATTGGTCTGAACGTTCCGATATAGATGTTAATGTGGAAGTTTTTAAAGAAGATGTTGATGATTTAACCCAAGCCAATTTATTAAATATCTTGAAAACATTAAATGGGCAGTTAGCAACTGGTTCGACTCATCCAATTAATTATTATATTCATTTAGAAACTCCTGATCCAGAAAAATATGATGCTATTTATGATATTAAAGCCGATAAGTGGTTAAAAGACCCCATTGATCTTGAAGTTAATCTAAGTGATTATTATCAAAATTTTAATAAAGTTGTTTCCAAAATTGATCTAACATTAGCTCAACTTCGTCGGGATATTATCGATTATGATGCTTTAATGAAATTTAATCCTGAAGATATTAAAAATCTCCAAACAATATTAAATCGCAAATTATTTGAAATTACGGATAAGATTGAAACATTATCCGATATTCGTCACACTATTGTTAAGAAAAAAAAGAAAGCTTTTAAAAAACCATTGACACCGGAAGAAATTCAATTATATAAATCAAAAAATACTTTACCAGAAGTAATATTAGATAAACTTATTCAACGATATTATTATTGGGATTTTATTAAAAAACTGGAAAAAATATTAGCGGATAAAGATCAATTAGATACTGAAGATGTTGAAAAGATTAAAAAAATTGATCAAGATGCCTGCTTAAAAACTTTTGAGAGTTATGTAGAATCTCCAAATACAATTTTAATTGAAAAAATAAAGAATATTAAAAAGATTAAATTATCCAAAATTGATTATGATTCGAAAAAGGGTCAACGTTCGAAATCCTTTTTACAGCGTGTTAATCGTGGAATGAATCGAAAAAGTTTAATTCAGGTTCCAAATGTTCATCGTCCAACTTTAACGGCTTCAAACATTGGTTCAGCTAAGAAAATTGTTGATGTTGCAAAACGTGCGCCATCTGGTGTTTGGCGATTAACACCATCACAAGTCAAATGGATTGCTGTTAAATATCACTTTATTCCCCCAGATGCCCACAAATCAATTAAACATTTAGGAAATACTGGAATTATGGTTTGGCGCAAAGCGAAAAATGCATATTATCTTGTGAAACAGGGCGCAGCGTTTGGATCGCCGAAATAAACTGTTTCACTGGTTTGAGAGACTTTGTTAATGATTGTTTTGTTGTATTTTTCTTGTGTTGATCTTCTTTCAAATCATTTAGAATTTTTGGATATTTAGCTTCAATATAATGCTTAATGGGTATAGGTTTTAATAAAGATTCTGTACAAGTTTGATTATTTATTTGACAAAATTGCTCAATTTCATCAATTGCCATAAATAACGAACACCATCTTGATAAGGATATTAAATCTAAATTCTCAATATATTCGACACCAGCTTGTCCAAGGGGTTTCTCATCGATCTCAATATCTGTATTCATTTTTATTTACTCTTGTGTTTTAGTGATATATAAACATTTCCAACAAATGCAATATCATGTAAGTGTATTCCGACTAACATATTTCCACTGACTTCGAAAGTGTAACGTTTTATGTATCGCTTGTCAAGTATATGTTGAATATTTTTTAGGAAGTTCTGACGCACATCCATATCATTGATACCGCGTTTGATAGCTGTATTATACTCGGTTTGCAACATAACACAAAGATGTTGATATTCTGGTAATTGTTGAAGACAATTTGGTTTTAATAATTTTCTACAATTTTGACAGAGATATTTTTGGGCAAGCTCATCTAAATTTAGACAATCATATTTCTCCATATATCTGGAGAAATTTTTATGATGCAACCATGTCATTTTCCCACAATTAGGACAAGTCGTTTGAAGCGATGGCATATTATGTCGTTTGATTTGTGCTATCCACATAAGCCGTAATAAACCCATGTAGGATAGCTAGATTTTTTTCGTTTTTTAATTCAATACCATGTGTGTTTAAATGCTTTAATAAAATATTACATATAAACTCGAAAGCTTTGAATTCCTCTTTAATTACTTCAAATGTTTGATTTTTATCTTTCAATTCTTCCCGAACAATATCTTCAAGAAGTTTACGGAATTTTTTAATAAACTCACTCATGTAAATATTCGACATATCTCCACGTCCAAAGAATAAGCCTTTTTGATAAGCTGTCATCAGACCTTTTTGTGTCCAAAATTGATCACTCGATTGAACAATATTTGGTAAAGATGTTGGCGATTGATTGGGAACAGTTGATTTAATCAATTGTGTTGAACCAGCATCTAAAAAATCAATCTGTGGAGGTTGTGGTACATCAATCATAGGAGTTGGCCTCAAGTTGTTCCTTGTACAGCGCAGAATCGAGGTACGCGGAGAGGTCGCTAAGTGGTGTTTTGGATGTCTTCAGCACGAGAGCCAGCTTGTCGATGTAGATGTCGAGCTGCTGACGCAGGCGGGTTTCGGCCTGTTCGGACCTAAGCAGTCTCTCAATCCGCGCATACACCTCCTCCGGGGTGTATTGTCCGGGGACCAGCCCCAGCAACTGCTCCAGTTGTTTCCAGTCAATGTTTTCTTTCCGCACCGGCTGACCCGGAAGGCCAACAAGGTTTTGAGCACTGTCGTCGGTATCGCCCTGTGCATCCGACATAGCCTTATCGTATTCGGTATTGTCCATGTTTCCTTCCCGACCAGACGCCCAACAAAGGCGTCCAGCGTTCCTTTTTCGATTATTTTAGACTTTAGTATGATCTGCTAATTGGGGTAATTCTAATGGAACCGTAATTTGGGCGGTTGTAAATTGAAAGATTATTAAATTATGTTGACGACAATTTTTACATTCAAAAGTATTTCGTTGAGCTAGAAAAATTGGAACTATATTTCTAGCTTTGCAATATGCACACGAAACCTCGACATTCTGTTGATTAGTAACTTCAGCTAAACGTGTTTGAATTTTTAATAGATCACTATTAAGTTTTTTGGATAGATAAGTATTTGATAACTGCCCAATAACAAAACTTACCCCAAACAGAAGACAAAACCATGCCCAAAAATGACCAAATATACTTGCCAAGCAAATAGCAAATATAAAAGCGGGTAATGTTACAGTCGTTAAACTTAAAAGCCCAATAATAATTGTTTGTTTATTCATATATCGTATCTTAGCAGACTATCGAATGATGTCAAGTTAAAGATGAATTTTTTCGATGTCTTTGGAGATTTTTTGAATGTTTTTTACACATGCATCGATATATTTAATATCCAATCGTAAAAGAGCTTTTTCCTGTTTGGATAATAGTGCGGATTTGATAGAAATTAGCAAAGTCATACGAGTTTTCATAAGTTCTTCATATGACTTGGCTAACTGATCGACAATACGATCTAATGGGAACGGCAAAATTTTTGGAGCTTTGGAATCTTTTTCATCTCTGGCTGGAACACCTGCAATAACACTATCTAAAAAGCCCATTCCTGTAACAACATTAAATGGACTACGACCCATTGATGGATCATGATTAGTTCCAGCTATATGCGTCGTATATGAAAAAGCTTCGCGAATATTTTTCATTTGAGATTTGTCGTTCATATTAATACATATTATCAGGTTCTTTAGAAACTTCTTCGGACTCGTCTTCGGACTCGTCTTCTGATTCTACTTCGGCATCCTCGTCTTCTGATTCGCTTTCCGACTCTTCATGTTCTTCTGTTTCTTCTTCTGGGGTTTCTGTTGCTTCATGTTCTAAATGATCTTGAATTTTTTGTATGACATCTTTTGGTAATACAATTTCAACACCATTGAATTTCACACGTAAACCATCCTCAGTGCATTCTAATTCCACATCCGCCGTTGTTGTCGCAGTTTCCGAATCACCTTCAATTTCCCCTGTTTCCCCAATTCCATCAGTTGGTTGCGAGAATGTATCTTGATTTGAACCCATAAAATCATCAATCGCTTTTCCAAAATTATCTTTCGTACATGGACAAGTTGTTGGCGAAACTGGTCCCACCGAATCAGATTCTGGTTTTAAACTTGTAATAAATAACGCTTCGGTACAGAGTTTATTGAATTTTTTCATTTTTATCTATCCTTTTAATTATTTATGGCTTTCACGATATTTAAATTCATTTTTACATTCAATATAAACATCTTTGGGAACCGTTTCAACAAAATCTAAAATATTGTTTTGAATACCTTTTTCAATATTATCTTTGGTTATATACATTACTTCCGATTCCGGTAATCCTAAAACACTATATATCTTTGTTTTAGAATTGTAATCAATTAATATTAAAAATTGCCCGACTCTATCACCTTTGGTAATAAAATACATATTTTTTAATAAATTATTCATATAGGATTTGCCGTGATTGGTCATCATTATTTTCATTGTGTTGTTCTATAATTGGTTCGACAGATGGATTATTTAATAATAAGTTAGTGACATATATATTTATTTCAATATTGTCGGGTTGTTCTGTATTCATATATAAAGAGTTTACCACGCGGCTCTGATTAATCAAGTCTCTTTTTGTAGTTGACACCTATTGTCTTTGGATAGCCAATGATTAAATATTTCATATGAGGAAAACATCTATGAAACTCTCTGAAAAAGATTTACTATCATTATCCAATCTTTATGAACAAATTAAAAATTCTCCAGCTCGTTTTGATAATATTAATCCACAACATATTCAATTAATTAAAAATGCTGAAGAAAAACTCTCTAAAGCTATTCGAAATATTCAAAATAAGGATGTCTTTTTTTCAGGTGTGTTAGATCGGATGATTCCAAACGATCCCAAACAAATGATTAGATTTTCTACGCAAACCATGGCCACTGATGGAAAATTACTATTATATAATCCAGAATTTGTTAATAAAATTCCATTAGATATGGTTGAAACTGTTATTGTCCATGAAATCCTCCATGTGGCATTAGGTCATCATGTGGCGTTTGCTGATGTTCCCATGACCAATCGAGATTTGCGCCATCTTGTTAATGTGGCTTGTGATTTGGCGATTAATCATTTAATTTCCAACCGTGCGGGTGTTTCGCAGTTGTTGCAAGCTGGTGAAGGTGATTATGTTGATTTTCCGAAAGGAAAAGATGCTCGCGAATATTATCAAATGCTAATTGATAAATATCGAGACGATGATGACGAACAGGGTGGACAAGAAGGTGGACAAGAAGGTGGACAAGAAGGTGGACAAGAGGGTGGACAAGAGGGTGGTCAAGAGGGCGGACAAGAAGGTGGCCAAGAGGGTGGACAAGAAGGTGACCAAGAGGGTGGACAAGAGGGTGGCGAAGAAGGTGGCCAAGAGGGTGGCGAAGAAGGTGGACAAGAAGGTGGCCAAGAGGGTGGTCAAGAAGGTGGACAAGAAGGTGGCCAAGAGGGTGGTCAAGAAGGTGGCCAAGAGGGTGGTCAAGAAGGTGGACAAGAAGGTGGCCAAGAGGGTGGTCAAGAAGGTGGCCAAGAGGGTGGTCAAGAAGGTGGCCAAGAGGGTGGTCAAGAAGGTGGTCAAGAAGGTGGTCAAGAGGGTGGTCAAGAAGGTGGTCAAAAGGGTGGTCAAAAGGGTGGTCAAACTGGGAAATATGGAACCAAACCGACTCAAAACGGCAAACCAACAAATACTCAGGAGCAACCAAAAGTAAAAGTTCCACAACATATTATTGATC